TGGGTGACAAGACCGCGAGCCAGTTTGTGCAAGACATCTTATACAAGGTGACCAACCGGCAGCATCGCATTATTACAACGACCAACCTCACGCTTGACCAACTGCAACGGGTCTACAACGCAAAGCTGGTTAGCCGCTTGCGGGCAGGCAGCCGCAACAGTGCGATTGATTTTACAGGTATTAGTGACAAGAGGTATTAAAAATGGAAAAAAGTGATTTAGAACAACTTATTGACAAAAAAGCTGAAAGAATGGCCGACAAAAACCTATCTAACGCTTTTGAAGGCTTTAAATGTTCATACCTTAATGGCAACGGACGTCCTTCGATAACTTTTAATGACAAATGCGGTGAACTAGCCGGTAAAGCTATTTATCGTGAATACCATTCTGGTGGTCTCTACACGGGGGAAATAGAAGGAGACCCCGACATTACATTGTTAGAAAAATATACTAACTGGCCCGAAATTAAAGAAGGCCTAGTAAAAAAATACAAAGCACAAATTACTGATCAAATTTTAGGCGATGTTGATACTATTAGACGCTTAGTTGATGGTAAGGAGCAATAAACATGTTTGAAAAGAAAAAGAATGACTTTGAAAGCGAATCTCGGCAAATAGGTATGCTAATCAGCCAATACTTAGATCGTTACAAAGACTTCTATGACACGCGGGCTGCTAGACGATCGCTGGAATACTGGCTTAACAGTTCTATTGACTTACGCATGAGAATGAGCATGGCGAAGCCATTTGCAAACGAGGACGTTCTGTTTAACAAGCACAAGCAAGTGAAAGTCAAATTTATACATAACAGTGGCAGTTACGAAGACCTTGAAAATCGAATTAACGATTTTATTAAAGACAAAAAAGTTATTGATATTCAGTATCGATTTGGGTTTGCCGCAAGTAGATCTGTGTCAATTGCCACTGACAGAGTTTTGATACTGTACGAGGTTTAGCTATGAAGGACACAACTGAAATTACTGACTGCAAGCAGTTGGCGGATGGCAATGTATATCGATTGTCACAGCGTGGCACTACTGCAACGGCTATCTTTCATGAAGTGAAGCCGGTTAAAGCTAAGCAAGGCGAGTGGAAGACAAACGAAGTACCGTATGCGGGCTTTTTCCACTATGATGGCCGGTATTTGCCTCTGATCATTTGGCAAGGCACACGTGAAGAATTATGGAAGGTACTGAAAGACAATGATGTAACTATAACGGAGGTGTAAGCATGGAGCGCGTTTATGCAATGTACCGCGGTGACGAGTTTGTCGACGTCGGTACGATCAAGGAACTGGCAGAGCGTAGCCACCTATCGCCCGTCACGCTAAGATACCGGGCTACACCGGGAGCAACGCGTAGGGACAAAGGGCACAGCGTACTGTTATACAAGCTAGAAGATAAGGACAATGCATGATGGATACATTAAATACATATCATTTTCCAAAAGGAACGCCTAAAAATGTAATACTTGGCAAGTCTCATTTTGTTAAGTCTGACTTGTTAATTAAGGCCATCACAGACGCGGGTTACTCAGCAAATGAGGTAAGCAAGCGCTGCTTTCATGATCGCGGACCCGGTAAAGCAAAAAACAAAGTTAATGATTGGCTAAAACACCGTTATCCAGCAAAGACGGAGGACTTGGTTTTAGTTTTGCGTTTAGTTGACCCAGACCATATTTATGCTCGAAAAGATTTCTATTTGACCCCCTACAACGACGAAGAATTTAGAAAAGCTTTGACGGCTTACAGCGGCTATGGCGCTCAAAAGATTGAAGGCAAAAAGCGCTCGGAATTTCGTAGAAAAGCAAAGGCAAAGAAAATAGAAGCTGCTGAGCAAGGTAGCCTATTTTAAACGCTAAAAGGAGGACACATGGAAGACGAAATTAGAACCCTAGACGATTTGCTAAAGCCAACTGATAAGCCGGAAATTACTGAAAAACAATTTATTAAGCGCTGGAATCACTTTGATTTAAAGCCCGGGAATGTTATTGACATTAACTTTGCCAACGTTCACGGCCCTTATGGATACCGCGCTACGCTATTGATTAATCATGATCAGAATGATTTCTACGGGGCTGTAATCATTGATGACGCTAGCAGAAAAGTAAGAGTAACCCCACTTTATATCGGTCCAGAAGAGACCATGGAAGACTTAGGCAAACTTATTTATAGACTACTTGGTCATATCCAAACTATCCATGGCCTATCAGATAAGTATAACGATATTGACGGGTGGGGTTATGAATGTTACTAAGCGAGGTGAGAGCGTGAATTTGTTAGAGCATTACTTAGAACCGGGCTACACGACACGAGTGCTAACTGGTGACGAAAGTCCAGTTAAGGGCATTACGTACGTGGAGTTTGACGGTAAGGTCAACTGCTACGGCGTAGTAAGACGCACTAAAGCATTGTTTGAGCTGGACGAGTGGCAAGAAATTGAGAAGAAAGGCTATTACATGGCGTAAATTATGGAAGCATTAACCAAAGAGGAGTTCCTGAAAAAATGGAATGCACTAAACATTATGAACGGCAACGTGGTGCAAGTTTTTTATGAGCCTAATTACGTTGCTTCGCTGGTCATTAGCATTATGAAAGACCCGGTCGACCCGTCCTCCGGTCAATGTTATTGGGCAGCTACTATGTTTGATTACAAGCCTAGTGCGCTTATAGAAACGTTTGGCTACGCGAATACGATAGAAGACTTAGGTGAACTGGTCTATGAAGGAATGAAGCGTCGAACACTAAACGAAGACCCAAGTAACATTTCTCTGATGTATGAAAGTGTTAGTGAATGGGCTGACAGAGTATACGGAAACTGGTGAAAATATGAAAGTAATTGATATTAAGAGCAAACAAAGTAGAGACTACCAACCGGGTGACGTGTTTCGGTGCATTACTGCTCGCGACAGGGCGGACTTCTTTATGCTAATTGTGCATCATGAAGAAGCATTACCGCCTATAGGTGATGTCCAATCTTACAAGCGTTGGTATGGCCTTGTTCATTTGTCCTATGGCTCAATGTTTTATGACAAAAGAATAAAAGAAAGCAGTGACGATGAGTTTAGTACGCCAAGCCTTGACGTTCTTTTTAACGCGTTGAATAGCCGCTATGACTTTGTCGAAAAGGTCGACTTTTACGGCAGCCAAGAGAAACCGGTGGAAGACTAATGGCCGGCGCTAAGTACTTATCGGACGCTCCATATTTGAAATTTATACCCGGAATAGTTGAGGAAACCATATCTCGGCAAGAAGTAAAACGGTTTAACATCCAGACTTTACAAAGAGAAGTCGTAGAAACGTACTTTTTGACTGAGCTAAAAATTGACAACGAAACCAACTATAAGCTTGCTAGGGCATATCTTGAATGGGACGAGCAGTTATACGTTACCAGCGCACGTGCGACCCACTATTTCAGCAATAAGCCATCGGAGTACTATATCGCATTTATAGATCAAGCAACGAGAGAGAGGACAAATAATGGCAAGTAACGCATTAAGCTATCTGAAAAAGAAGCTAGAAACCAAGGAAGGTAATATGCTGTCCGCTAAGGGCTATGAGGTGCTGTTTGATAGTCACATGATCACGACTAAGCAGCAAGCGGACACCTTAACCGAGATCTTGGTCGATATCAATACAAGCTCGTATCAAGCTGGCTACAACGACGGCCGAGCTGACCAAGCATATGAGGATGGGAAAAAGATGGGGCAGGTGCTAAGAGATGCTGATTAAGCTAATCGAGTTTCTGCTAATTGCCCTTATGGCATGTATCGCCGTGGGTACCATCTGCACAGTAGTTAAGTTATGGGAGGATATCAAAAAATGGCATGGATAAACGCAATCTTATCAACAATCTTGCTTGTCATAGTGATCTACAACGGGCATTTAACGGATAAGTACCACGAGTACGTACACAAGTATCAACAGAATAACCGCATCGCCTTACAAGCGGCCTTTGACAAGATTAAAGAGTTAGAGGACGACAACGAGCGCATCGTAAGACAATTCAGAGCGCAGGAACAAGCCATGCAAGACATGAAGGACATAATTGACCGGCAAGACGGCCTAATTAATAGCCTTTATGACGTTGTCAAAGCTACTGATAAGACACAACAAGAGTATAATCGCAGCTTTGCAGAGTCAATTAGACGTGTCGCCAATTTAGCAAGGGGTGAAGAGATTGAGACGGATAAGAAGAGTAAGAAAACGGCGTAAGATCGGTCCAGAACATCGAATACAAAACGATATTATCGCCATGTTGAGAATGCACCGGTGTGAGTGCTGGCGCGGTAACGTCGGGCTGCTATACACCAAGGACGGCCGACCAATGCGGACAGGTCTCCCTAATGGGTTTACCGACCTTTTCGGCATGAAGATAAGCAACGGCAAGGCGTTTTATATTGAGGTCAAGACTCCGACCGGCAGAATAGAGCATAAGCAAATGGAATTTCACCATGAGTTAATGCACGCACACGCTATACACGGTATTGCGCGCAGTGTGGAGGACGCATTGAAAATTGTTGACGAGGAATTGGTCGGTTATGGTTACCCGAAGGAGGATATATGGCTCGTGTAGAGTTTACCGAGTGGCAACAAACGCTCATAAATTGGATATTTGACCACAGGACAACGGATATAACAGGCTACTACCGAGAGACAAGGTGCAGCTTTGGCGTGAACGAATATGTGTGGTGGAAATCGATGCAATGCCCAGAAATTGGCGGCAAAGAGGAGTGTCTAAGGTCCTTAGCCCAAGACTTGGCAGAATTGGGAAGCCTGCGTATTGTGTGGCCAGCGGATAAGCACCACAAGCGTGGCGGGTTCTATATATTTACCGACTACTGTTTTGAAAACGGCGATATAGAGCTATTTGTTGATAATCAGTTCATGGATTATCTCAGTGACCCCGAGGGTCGAAAATACAGAATTAAAGTTGATAAGCATAGAAGGGAGATTTGTAAATGTTGGCAATAGGCGTGGGCGAGACTATCACGGACGGCGTGAGCGTGTATGTACTCGATCGTGATTTAAAGTATCGCAAAGTTAAGGGTAACCCAAAGGGAGCTAGTCACAAGGTTAGCCCGGAAGTGTTAAAGGTACTGGTGGGCGCATGAAACTATGGCTAGGTTATTTTATAAGAATCTTAGCTTTGCTTACATTTGTCGTGTCTTTCGTCGCAAGCTTTTTGCTAATAATAGTTTGGGCACTGAAAACGGGCACATGGTGGAGCTACACAATATTAATTGCTGGACTAATAGTTATGTTATCGGCGGCGTTTGCCACATGGGCATATTTAATAGATTAGATTAACCCGCGTTTGTTGGCTTAGCGGGCATAGGAGTGATAAAGAATGGCAGATAGAGCAGAGCAGTTATTTTTAGACGATGAAATGGCAATTGACCATAAGGAGACCGCAAGGAACGTACGCGATTTTTTGACGAACAATTTCGAAAAATATCAGAACTTGGCAGGCCTTAATCCCTCTGATCTGTCTGTTATCGATGACAGTCACATTTCTAGCCCGAAAATGGACGCGAGCGGCGTTTCTGCGCACGGTGGGGTTAATCATACTGAGTCAAACTTTAACCGCATTATGGCGGCAGAACAAGCATGTAAGGCAATCTATCATACGATAAAAAATTGCCGGCAGAGTGACACCAAACCCTATCGCAAGATACTGACAGAGGTGTATCTCAATTGCGTAGAGGACACCAAGGTGCAAGGAATGTTAGGCTACTCGCCAAGTCAATACGACGAGCTTAAGCGGCGCGCCTTGTGTGAGTTCGCCGACCGGTTTGATGCATGGAAGTATCGGTATCACGTGGAATATTTAAAAGACCTGCACGCATGGGTAGGTTAGAGACCGGACTTTGACCGGACTTGAACCGGACTTAAACCGGCATTAGACCGGCAATAAACCGGACATCGACCGGATACACTAGGGGTTATTATGATATTGTCGAAAAAATGAGATAAAGGTAGTAAGGAATCTCAGTGATCGATATCAAAAAGCCATTCTTAATAACTATTAAGTAACTTAACGAGATCTAATCCTCTCAACGTTCACGGGTTCGACTCCCGTGCGCGTTATAGCCTTGCGATGACACCGCGTGTCTTTTTGAGTTTGAGTCACACCAACGGCCGAGCGGGCAGAATACTTTTTCAAACTTAGAAAAAGCGGTTCTTTTTCAACGTATACATGCGCCGCCTCATCAAAGGGCAGGCGGCTACGGTGTAGGCTAAGGTAGCGGTGCGGGTGCCTTTATCGCACTACGGGGTTCAACTCCCTGCTACGCCTTCGAACAATCTCATACCGTGTAAATTAAACTTTTAATGAGTAAATTTACAAGAATACAATTTATTGTGTTTTGTCATTCAAAAGACGGGAGCGTTAGTGGTATGCGCGCGGGTTCGATTCCCGTATTGTTCATAGCCCAAATGGGCTAACGGCTTTTTTCGAAATGTCGAACTTTACAGTCTTTGAAGCGGTTAATGTGCCAATAGTCTTATAGAGTTCTGCTTTGTGAAAGGAAGTGGCGTTCACTTCCCTATAAAGATACGAAATTACTCCGTTATGTTGACGTAAAAACTATAGTATTTTGACGCGTTTGTGGCACCCGCGCGGGTTTGACTCCCGTACCGCTTTATAAGCAGAGTTGCTCCATACGTAAAAGCTATCTAGTGAGTGCTTTATTAGCTGGCTCTGCGTCATTGGTGGTTAGTTTAATTAGATTAAAACAGTAGGTTCTATGATCTGGGACACTGATACGGGTGCAAGTCCCGTACCACCACTAGCCCGCGAGTGCGGGCGAGTTTTCCAATTTATAAAATACCTTTTAAATTAACATCAAGATATGGGTTAAATCTAAGTTTCATTCAAATTTTATCTGTAGGTTTACGGGCAGAAATGCCCGGTCCCTACAATAGCCAGCCCACTAACCCGAAGGCAGACCAAAGGCGCAAGCCGTAGGCTGTGGCGGTTCGATTCCGCCGTGGGCTTTACTAAACTAAATAACAACAATTAAGGCACTACTCATGCGAGCGGTGCCTTTTTTGCATATCAAAAAGAGGTGTGAGGGTGTATCACAAGCAACCCGACCAGCAAGACAAGACGCTGGCAGAGTGGACCAAAGAAACCAACGCCGCCAGTCCGCCAGATAAGCATGGCGGCATAATCGGCTGGGTGCATCACAAGACTGCGCCCGTGGTGGTGCCTAAACAAGAAGTGCCAATCGGCACAAGGCGGAAACGCATGGAAGTTAGTTATATGTATTTGCAAAGGGCACTAGCCCAAGAAAAAGAGGACGCAAAGGAGTTTAAGAACATGGTCAAGGCTACACAATTAATCGACAAGTTAGAAGCAGAAAAGAACGAGTACATCGATAAGACTTTGAAGATTGATGATAAGATTATCAGCCCAACAGGCATCTCAGACACGCAAGTTAAGTTACTGAGCGTTGAAAGAAATGCCCTTAGAACACTAACAAATGTAGTTGATATGCGTATCGATGATTTAAAGGAGCAAGACTAATGAAGAAGCTATTAACATTTGCTGCCGGTGTAGTACTCGGCGTGATCTACCATGAAGAATTAAAAGACGGCTACGATAAGCTTAAAGCAGCTTATGAAGAAGGCAACAAGAGTTTTGATGGTGAAAAGATCGCTAAGACGCTTGAAGATCACATTGAAAAGAGCCTAATTGATGACTACAAGGAAGACCTTAACGCGCCAGACGGATGGTATTACGACAAGGACTCACACACCTATCGCCCCGACGTACACCACGATGACAATTATTCAGCCGGCAAGGGTCACATTACCGACAATGACGGCTCATTTAACTACCACAAGGGAGACGACGGCAGTGACGCCTAAACAGTACGAAGAATTGCGCAAGCGTTTCACGCTGTTAGAACGGGCTAAGTACTTAGATAAGCACGCCAAAGCTCAGACGGCAGCAAACATGATCAAGAAGATCGCATTTAAGCAAGAAGCGGGTATGATGCCCGACGAGTATATCAAAAAGTATAAAAATTCATGGAAGAAACAGCGTTAGAACGCGATATTAAGCGCGCTATCCGGTGCGTGGAAGACCCCGACAAAGATATGCAACGGTGGTTTAAAGCACGCACGGGCATGACGCCACGCGAGTTTATCGACAAATGGGAGCGTAAGCTCAATGGAAAATAAGAACAATCCTATCTATAGTCCACGTGAACTGCTTGTTCCGATTGATAGAGATATGAAAGTGAAGTGTCTTATGGACGGCTATTTAAAGCGGGTTTGGCATCCCGACAGATTAGTTAATAACAAATTTGTTGATTACGATAAAGACGAGCTAGCTCAATGGCACACAGTCAAGGAACTGCGCGCAGCAATCGGCGATAAGCTATTAAGAGATGACCTAAATCTGATATTTCTAGACAAAATGGAAGACCCATTAACGGCTGTTTCGGTGCCCGTTGTATTTTTTGACAAAGGTGGCGAAGACGGTGAGTACGGTTACAGAGGTATTGTGCGCATTGTAGCAGGCGAAGGCGACCAAATTAAGATCGATTTAGGTGCGACTTTAGATGGGCCATGTGATTCCATAATTTGGAAGGTGAAATTACACTAATGAAGTTAATTGATAAGCGCAAGAACAAATTAGCAATTGATCTCGATGATTTTGAACCGGGCGATATCGCCCTTGTGCGTTACCATGGCGAAGATGTTGCTTATTTAGTCATACAAGGCTATGTAAGAAAGTCAATGACTGATAACGTGCGTGATTTAAAAGATCACCATGTTTATAACTTACTTAAAGTTAAAGATATGTGGTTCGGTTATGTACCGGTATTTGCCGAAAATCAGCCAATAAGAGATCTATTTAAATGCTTTGACCCTGCTACGATTACCCGTATCAAGGCCGATCAAGTAAGTATCGTGATTAAGGAAAAAGAAAATGCTGACAAAGAGTGACATTATAACCAAAGGCATTAACTATGACGAGCTGAAAAAACCGCACTCTATCCGCGAGTTGCAAGACGCACTCGGCAATGATTGGAATTGTGAAGGCATTAGACTTTTCTGGGAAGGTAAGCCTACATGGAACTAAACGATATTAGAGAAACACTCGTGTATATCGACGGTCACAAGAAGGTCGACCCCGAACAGGCACACGCAACGGAAGACAAGCTCCACGTCGAAGTATTGTACGATATTGCAAACGGTGTGTGCCCCGACCCTCAACGATATGCAAGACAGGCATTAAAGACGCGTGAAATTGATTTTCCGCGGTGGTACTCATGAAATTAATGAAACCGTACGACAAGGATGAAGCAACGGTATTTGTTGACGGTGCAAGCAACGATTATTGTCACCTTACCGATGATATGAAAAGGATGGTCCCATTTAAGATCACAATTGAGCTTAAACCGGAAGCAATGAAAAGGATTAAGCCTAAGGTTGGTTCAAAATTTGAAATGCAATTAAAAGGGCCATATCACTATGAAGGCAAGGTAACCAAGATCGAAGGCAACAAGATAACGGTTGAGGGCAAAGAACCATTCATTCAAGTTCTCAACGCTGCACTTGAAAACGTCGACACGATGAAATAGCAGGTGAACAAAATGAGCAAAGAAAACAAGAAAAGACCAGAAATGGACGATGAACAATTTATACATGATGCTAAGTATTTTGCAGCGGTCGAAGCATTTGACAAGTATGGCAAAGACAAGCCAAGTGATGCTGATATTGCTCGCATTAAGATGACTTGGTACGTCCATTTTAACGGTCAATATAAAGCCGTATTTCGAGTTAAAGGTGACGATGATCGCCTTATTGACGTAACTACGAGCGAAGGCAATGAAGCATATGCAGCTGTATTCCATACTTATGTATATAACAAGGACGAGAAATATAGATAATTAATTAGGGCGTTGCCAATGCGGCAGCGCCTTTTTGCATGGGTTGAGAGCTATCCCGGAAAAACTCTATTTGATTAATCATAAGGTATTCAAGTAAGCCAAGAAGCGAGTGCGAAAGATCACTCCACGGCAAATGGCGCACCGGGGGAACCGGTAGGTATGTGGGTTCGAACCCCACCTTGAATATATTAAGGAGGTGACGCCGGTTGGGCGAACAAAAGTTAACAATTAAGCAGAAAAAGTTTGCAGATGAATACGTGAAGACCGGCAACGCCACCGAAGCCTATAAGAATGCGGGTTACAAGGTCGATAGCATGACGCAAAACGCCTTATATAAAGAAGCAAGTAAGACCCTCAGAAAACCCCGTGTCAAAGCTTACATAGATAAGCGCATGAAAAAGATTGAGGATAACAAAATAATGGGTGCAAAGGAAGCTTTAGAACAGCTGACAAAGATCGCACGGGGCGAGCCATTTGTTAAGATGATCAAGCTTAGTGAGGACGACGAGCCAGAGCCGGACCTAGTTATTCCAAAGCCTGCCGATATGCTAAACGCATTGAAAGAGATTCTGAAACGGTACCCACTATCTGAAATGGACAAGGCGCAGATTAAGCGCGCACAAGCGGAAGCCGTGAGAGCTGAGTCTGAGGCACAGGTCGCAAAGGCACAAGCCGAACAACTCCACACGGTAGCAAACAACACCCGTGAAAAGATGGCTAAATTAAGTGTGGAAGAGTTACGCAATATTGCAAAGTTAGCAGGTGAAGACGATGACTAAGTTAACGGCAGCCGAAAAGAACGGACTAGCACTGGCGGCTAAGGAAGAATTGGCATGGCATAACTACGCCGATTACTTCCAGTTGGCTAACCCGGGCATGAAGCTATACCCACACGTGCAATTAATTTGCGATAAGCTGCAAAAAATAGCGGACGGCGAACAACACTTTTACATCATAGAATTAGCACCACAGCACGGAAAAAGCTTGACCATTACCAAGACGTTTCCTAGCTATTTCTTAATGCGTTATCCGGATAAGCACGCTATGATCGTTGCTTACTCGCAAGACCTGTACAGTCAATTTGCAGCAAGCAACCGGCGAGCATTTGCCGATTGGTGCGGTGCTGTCCCGTATCCGGCATTAAAGTTGGGCAAGAACACGAGCCAGACCTTTGATATCCAAGACCACCGTGGTGGCTTCTACGCTACCTCTATTCTTGGTGGTGCGACCGGTATGAGTGCCGACTTGTTGGTCATCGATGACCCCGTGAAAAACGCGGAAGAGGCGCACTCAATGACCGTGAAGGACAAGATCTGGGACGAATGGAACCTCACGTTCTATCCTCGTTTACAAAAGGGCGGCTCGGTTATCGTCATCATGACACGGTGGCAGACAGACGACCTCGCAGGCCGGTTAATTGATCAGTCTAGCTTGCCATGGGAAGAGATCAAGCTTCCAGCCATTGCGGAGGATATTCCAGCAGGGCAGACAGACGCAATCGGACGCCACAACGGCGAGGCACTCTGTCCCGAACTGCACTCACTCAAAGAGCTTGAAACACATAAGCACGATATGGGTACAGCTAAGTTCACGGCACTCTACCAACAAAGCCCCATCATCGAGGGCGGTAACATCTTTAAAGAGGACTGGCCAACCTATTACGTGGACAGCGAAGAGACAGCGGCACGCTTGCATCTCAAAGTGGGGCGCGACGTGGTTATCCTGCCCCGACACTTTGACCAGACCGTGCAGGCATGGGACGCCACATTCAAATCAAAGGAAAATGACGACTTTGTGAGTGGTGAGACGTGGTCCCGACGCGATGCCATTTGCTACCTGCGTCTAGGGTGGTGCCATAAGAGACTTAGCTTCACCGAAACGCTAAACGCCATTAGGGCACAGTCACGGCTATACCCCGACGCATTGGCTAAGTTGGTCGAAGACAAGGCCAACGGTCCGGCAATTATCGACACTTTAAAGCGTGAGATACCGGGCATTATGCCGGTTAGTCCGGGAGCCGACAGCAAGGAAGCGAGAGCTGCGTCTGTGTCACCGATGTGGGAAGCACACCAAGTGTGTGTACCGCACCCGAAATGGCACCCCGAAGTCAATGACTTCCTAACGGAAGTATTTGGCTTCCCGAACATGCCACACGACGACTTTGTGGACTCAATGGTCTACGCTCTAAGAAAACTAAACAGAAAAGTTAACGGTCCTATCGTTAGATACTAGGAAGGAGGGGCACTATGGCAGATAAGAAAAAGAAAATGCCGGTCGTACGCACCGACGCCTTAAATCTCGGTATGCGGACACCGTATCGGCAAGCAGGCTGGATAATACAGAGCAACGAACAGGACTACGAAGCACTCGACAACCAGTACAAGCACGACGCTATCACTCAAACAGTCGTATCTAAGCTAGGCTTCGATGCCACTCGTAACGGCCTGCGTATCGTGATCCCGAACGATGCCAAATTGCAACAGGCCTACCAAAACGCCTTTGATAAGCGCATGGTATTGCCGACACTGGCTCAGCAAACGAACTATTACAACCGTCACGGAGATGGTTACGTAGCTTACGGCTTATTAGAAGATCACCCGACCAGCACGGATACACCTATTGACCCGTTTAACATTCGGGACTTAGCGTTTATCCACGCATTCGGGCAGACCAACATCCAGGCATACAAGACCAACGACGACCCAACCAGTGCCGATTACGGCAAAGAGTCCGCCCTCGTGATCCGGCCAAAGCAACCCGGGCAAAAGGTTAACAAGGACGGTACAATTACAACCGAGCAGGCCAAGTTAGACCCTGTTGTGATCGATGCAAGCCGGTACAGTCATATCGCACTAGACAAGAGCGACGGCGACGAGACCGGTACGTCCTTAATTACTCGATGCGAAAACCAACTCAAAAACATGCAAATTGCCACGGAATCAATCGGCAAGATGCTACGCGAGTACACGTTCAAGGTGTTCCAATCTGATCGGCTAATGACGGAGGACGACGACAAATTCCGGCGCGACAAGATGGAATTATCGCAGGTAGCAAACACCGAGGGCATGATGTTTATTTCAAGCGACGATACTCTCACGAAGGTGTCCACACAAGCCGGTGGGGTAAACGTCCTTATCGACTACTTGTGGCAAGACCTTAGCGCAGCTTGCCGGATACCAAAGAGTGTGCTAACTGGCGAACAGGCCGGAACATTGGCCGGTGCTGATCAAGACGTAGTCAATTACTACGACACCGTCAAGGCGTTTCAAGATCAGTGCTTAAAGCCCGAAGTTGAAAAGATCGTGCGCTTGCTCATGTATTCCAAAGACGTGGCCGGCGGTTATCTCGACCCAGACTCCATTGACTGGCACGTCGAGTTTAACCCACTATACACGCCCGACGAAAAGACACAAGCCGAGACCTTCCAGACCACGGCTAATGCCTTATCGACACTTGTTGGTGCTGCAATTATTGGACCTGACGAAGCAGCCGACCGCTTAAACGGGCAGGCTAACAACCAAGTGGGGCAAATGCAGAACACCAACAACGGCGATATGGAGCAAGACAGCGCCGAAAGTTGGGCTAAGGCTCACTTTACCGATGAGCAAATCAAGCAGTATGAGGACGACCTAAAGGCGGCACACAATGGCTAGACGACGCAATGGCTACCCGCTTGCATTGGAGCGGAGCTTTTACAGGTCATTAAGTAAAATCATACGTGGGTGGTCGAAAGCGGCTCAGAAACGCATTAACGTCCATTTACGGCAATACGTCAAAGGCGGTACTCAAATATTAGCCGACGCGGACAACTCAAACGACCCTATGTGGACTAAGTACGTGCAGCAAGCACTCGACCTTATGAGTGCGGATATTGAAGCACAACAAAGCGACCAGGATCTCGAAAACTTGGTTACTCGGTTTGTTATCAGTGTCGACAACTACTCATATAACAAGGTCGTGCATAAGAAGGGTATTGCCACCATGAAGGTGGGCATCAATGCCTTAAACCCATTAAAAGACGACCCAAAGCTCCGTGAATACACGTGGGGCAAAATCGTAGAAGACACAAACCTGATTAAGTCCATGAGAGGTCGTTTCATTGACCAGCTAAAGGCGGATATTTACCGCAACATCAATGACGGCGGCGGTATATCCGATATGGCACACGCCATTAGCAAGCGCACGGGCATGACCTTACGCCACGCTGACCTAATCGCAACTGACCAAACAGGCAAGATACTTGCACAAGTCGACAAGTACCGTAATGTTATGACCGGCTCAACAAGATATGTGTGGCGGTCGATGGAAGATAAGCGTGTGCGGCCAAAGCACCGCGAGCTAGACGGCAAAGAGTTCAAGTATGACGACCCAAACGGCGGCGACAATGGTCAACTGCCGGGCGAGCCTATCCGGTGCCGCTGCTATGCTGACCCCATCGACTAAACAACAATTTAAGAATTAATGACGTTTCCTCAATGCGAGGGGGCGCTTTTTTTATGCCTAAAATTACGCAAAGTTTGTGAAAAAATGCGGGTACTCGCCTACGGGACAAAGTTCATTCAAGCTCGGCATTATAGCATTCTTACTTTGTGAAATTTTACTGATAAATAACGCGTGAAGGAGGTGAAAAACCATGAAGAAGAAGTTTGATTACACCGGCTGCACCAAGCACGTAGTCCAAGAAGGCGAAAGTCTTTTCGATATCGCTCAGCACTACTGCGTGGCTTTGCAGCAACTCAGATACTTTAACAATGTCTCAAAGGCTGACTTTAAGGTCTACGCCGGCAAGACCATTTATATCCCTAAGGCACCAATCAATGTTCCGGTAGGTGAATAGCATGCTAACTCGATACGATAGCGCGACTATTAACCGTTTCAGCGTTGATAGCCAAACGGGATACCTACACGTCCGCAATGTGCCAATCGCACGCGTGGGCGTGTTCCCGTACCTAAAGCCCGACGGATCCATTCAAATGGAAGCCAAGTTACCCGACGACTTGCTGACAGACAGCGCCGTCGAGAGTGCCAATTCAAAGCCAATTACAGATAACCACCCGAACGAGTCCGTTAATATCAACAATTCCAGTAAGTACGCAAAGGGTTTAACCGCCACCAACGCACACGTGGATGGTGACAAATTAAAGGTCGATATGACCATTATGGACGGCTCATTGATCGACGAGATCAAAAAGGGCAAACAAGAGCTATCAATTGGCTTCCAGACCGACGTCGAGCCGGTCGCAGGTGAATACAAGGGCATGAAGTACGACAGTGTCCAACGCAATATCCAGATTAACCACGTCGCCGTTGTTGCCCGTGGTCGTGCCGGTCACACGGTACGGCTAACAGGTGACAGCGCCGAGATGGTGCAAGACCAAGAACCAAGTAAGGAGAATCAAATGGAAACAACAACCATTCGCATGGACGGCGCAGACGTTACCGTTGCGCAAGCCGATGCAGACAAGATTTTAAAACTTGACGCTGACAACAAGGCTAATGCAAAGAAGATCGACGAATTAAACGCCCAAATCAAAGCATTAACCGCCGAACGCGACAAGCTAAAGGGCAGCGCCGACAGTGCTAACAAGCAAGCCGACGAAGCCAAAGCAAAGGCCGACTCGCTCGAAAAGCAGTTAGCCGATGCTGAAAAAAAATTTACCGGTGACGCACTCGACAAAGCCATTGCTGACCGCATGGAATTGATCGACCAAGCAAAGCCATTTGTAGGCGACTCAGCTGACTTTACCGGTAAAAGTGCGAAAGAAATCAAGGTAGAAGCCATTAACAAGGCGGACTCAATCGACGTTTCCGACAAGTCCGACGACTATATCGACGCCTACTTTGACTCACTCAAAAACCGTAACACTGCAGGCGTGATTGGCTACAACGGCAGCAAGAACGAAGACAAGACAGACGGCGCGGACGAAATGCCCGACCGCTACCACTTAGCATAGGAGGTGAAATTATATGGCAATTCCAGACGGAACTCTTTACGGCACCCGTGAACTCGGTGCCGGTCAATTAGCAACCAATGACGACCTTACCAACAAAATCTTTACCGAACAAGCCGGCGGCGACATCGATTACGGTCAAGCCGTTGTCATTAAAGACGGTTTGGTAGTACGTGCCAACAAGTCACACATCTATGGCGTGGCAATTAGACGCCGTCATATCAATGGTGATCACTTGTATCCAGATGCAAATTCAATGGCAACTGATCACTTCTATCAAGGAGAATGGCTCAGCATCTTACGCGATGGCAACATTTCTGTGCCACTCTCAGCCGACGTAAACGCACGCGAAAACGCGGCCGTCGACGAAAACGGGAACTTTAAGGTAGCAGGCGCTGGCGACAAGGTCGTCGGCGTCTTTTTGACTGAAGGAAACAAAGGCAAGACCGCAATCGTAAGTATCACACCACAAAACGACACCGACGTTGTCACTGGTTCCGGACGCACAAGCGCCTATCCAAACGGTAACGACGTAGACACTACCGAACAAGACACTGCACCAGCAACCACTACCCCATCAACTGGCGATAACAACGCAGGTGCAACTAATACCGACTCAAACAAGCAAGGAGGTAACAAGTAATAATGACAACAAGCGCAAATAACGGCGTCATTACACGTGAACAACTCGTTTGGGTTGATAACGTCGTAAAGACACCAAAGACACAAGAATTAACCGCGTTAACAATGTTTAAGACCTTCCAAGTGCCTGCATGGACGCCAGCCGTAAGATACAAGGTTATGACAACCAGTGGACAAGCATCTACCTATGTAGAAGGTGCTACTGATATCCCAGTAGTAGACGAAAACATGACTGAATACAGTGCAAACTTGACTGATTTAGCCATTTCTATCCGTTACACCCGTCAACAAATCGGTGAAGCTCGTCAAGCCGGTGTTGATATTCTTACACCAATGGCAGCCCGCGCTCGTAGAGCCTTAGCGGAAGCCGAAAACAAGTTAATTTTCAACGGTAACCACTCATCAAATCCAGCTCTTAACATTTGGGGCTTAACTGACAGTGCTAACAAGTTGGGCGTACAAACCGCAACTGCACCTGTCGCTTTTGATGACTTGGGTGAAGACACTGACAAGAACCTGCAAATTAGAAACTGGTTCAAGGCTGCCTTGTCACAAATTACCCACTTGGCAGGCTATTCAACTGCTAAGCCTATCTTAGCGTTGCCACAAGCATCTATTGACGCTTTGGACACACCATTTAACCAATACAATCCACAAATGACTGTACTTGAAATGATTAAACCTTGGTTCTCACAAATCAAGGTTGTGCCTGAATTTGAACACCAATATTTTGGCGCTAAGGGCAACAAGCAAGACATGGGTTATATCTTCTTGAATAGCGAAGACATCGTAAAGATTCCGGTAGCTCAACAAGTAACTCAATTGCAACAAGAAGTACACAACGGCTCTACTACTATCCCTTACGTTGAACGCATGGGTGGCTTGGTTATGTACTACCCTCACGCATTTGTCCAATTAAAGGGCATTAACGACCCAAAGAAGGTTAAGTAAACATGAGCGACGTAAGTACGCTAGTCGATAAGATCAAGGCACTAAGCCCCGAACTTACCGCAAACACGACCGACGAAACGCTCCTCGCGTTGCTCACACAGGTGCAGCCAATCGCGCTTGCTGACGGGTTTCCGGAAGTTGCTTACAACAACGCCGGCGTACCTATCCACGCGCTTGATATGGCCACTGAGTATTTAGCCTTGCACCTAATCGCACTTAACCAAGCACTAGGCGACGGTAAGGGTAACGTCACGAGCGAGCAAGTCGCAGTGTTAAAGCGTACCTATGCCGACGTATCTAAGCTTAAACTGTGGCAACGTTCGCCGTGGGGCCAGCTATACCTATGGCTATATAACCTTTACGGCAACGGGAGCCAAACACGTTATGGAGTGATTCAGCATTGAGTAGCTTCGAGGATATTACGCATACTCTTGACCACATTAGCAAAGAAATGGACTATCTCAGCCACCATCAAGTCGTTATTGGCTTTTTCGGCGCAGAAGATAGCTTGCTGCTAACTGTGGTAAGAGCCAACGAGTACGGCGCGCATATCGTCCCGAAAAAAGGCAAGTTCTTGTGGGTGCCATCACGGCAGGCCATTAAGGAATTTGGCAAAAGCGTGAAAACTAAGGACGTGGCCGCTAAGTACAACTTGTTTGTGCCTAAGGGTAAACGCGTTGCATGCGTAAACAAAAATAAGAAGCTTGTGGTCTATTTCTACTTGCTTCGAAAAGTCGATATACCCGCACGTGCCTTTATTCGTAAGACTGGACTGGACTATTCCAGCAAGTACAAACGGATAATGCGCGCAGGGGTCGAAGCCATTATGTACGACAACGCCACAGGCAAGCAATTACTCGCAAAGCTCGGCAAAGAGGGCGTGAAGGATATGCGCGAGGTTATGCTGCGCTGGACAAAGCCGGGTAACGCACCACTGACCATTGAAAACAAGCGCGGGGCTAATAACCCACTTGTTGACACTGGTCAACTTCAAAAACACATTACTTGGCAGATATTACCGCTGGGAGGCGATTAGATGAGTTTTTACATGTCTTTCAAGTCCATGCTGGATAGTTTCGGCGTGGACTTGACAGTCTACCCACATGATAAGAGCAAGCCATCTTATCGCTATTTAGGCGGTAGGAAGATACCGGTCGAGGGTACGACAGCACCCGAACCGATCAAGGTTCATGAACCAGTCGTGCCCGCTAATCAATTTAGCGCGATATTATCCAGTTATGTTGATGGCGGGAACTTAGAAGAATACGACCTCTTATGGTTTTCGAGTGGTAAGTACGCGATTGACACTGTCATCCAAGTGCCATCACAAGGTAACCGCAAGTATAAGGTCGTCGATATGTCCGATTGGCAAGGCTACTCCGACGTTTGCATATATATGCTGAAAGGAGACGCTGAACACCCTAATGGACTCTAATTACATTCCAAAGATGTCCGACCATTTTCTTGTGCAGTCAATACTAGGCAAGGTTATTGAGGACTTAACAGGCCGGCCACTTGTCAATATGGCAAACACCGACGAAATGCCCGACTATCCTTACTTTAGCTTTAACTGGATAGATCTTGGTAAGGACACCACAACCGACTGGCTAGGTGTCAATGAGCAGTACGTAAGTACGATGCAAATTGATGTACACGACAGCGATCCCGACCGAGCGCAACAACTATCGCGCAAGCTTTACCGTGCGCTGCGCAGTGTTAACTACCAGCGTGTTTTTAATCAGGCACAAATTGTGCCGCAAAACATTACAAATACGAGCAATCGAACCGTAATTCTCGGCAGCTATTACGACTACCGGTACGGCTTTGATTGCTCGTTTTTGATTAATGGCGGTCAAGAGTACGACTTTAGCAAATTAAAGTTTGACTACTCAACTACCGACATTAAGACAGTAACAACCGGCATGTCTTACGGGTCGAAAAACGGCTCGTTTGATGTGCCTAGAAAATCTAAGGAGGAAAAGTAATGGCAGATACGAAAACCATTTTCGCGCCTTACGACCGCATTAGCGACGTAAACGTGATCATGACTGTTATCCACCCAAAGCCGGTCGTAGACCTGGGCAATTTGCTTATCTTAAACGGCATCCGGCCAACTGCACCAGCAGCACTCGCCGGCGAACATAAGCAAAATACCCAGCCTACACAACTGGCAGGTGGTAACGCACAAGGTACAACGCCAAAGGGCCAAGGCAGCCAACCAGCTCAACCCGTCGACGACGGTGCGAAGTTGCCAAAGCTGCCCGACGAATTGAGCAACGTAGACCGTATGCACGGTATCTTATTGCGCAAGACCGACCCAGCAACCGGCGCTGTCTATCGGGAATACAAGAACATTGATGCCGTAGCTAGTGACTACGACGAAGACAGTGAAGTTTATAAGAAGGCTAGTGCTTACTTTGCACAAGACCACCACTCAGACAGAGTAGCCGTCTTGGAATACGACACTAACAAGCTTTACGACTCATTGAAGGCGTTCTGGTATTTCAATTGGACTTTTGCAATCAACGTGGACCCAGCTCTCGACGACGTAGTGCTTAAGGAATCTAACATTTTTGAAATCAATAAAGATCACTTCTTAGTACTCCAAACCGACGATTTAGCTAAGTTTACTAATTTCTATGGTCAAAATTACACCATTGGACTTTATCACCGCATGGACGAAGCAATGGACGCCGCCTTTATCGGTGCGATCGCTGCCCGTCCAGTTGGTTCCGTAACGTGGAAGTTTAAAGAACTTAAAGGCATCACGCCATCTAAGTTAACCACGCAAGAATTGTCCGGCATTAACAACGCCCACGCACAAGCCTACGTGGAAGTGTTCGGTCGTGGCGAAACCAGTGAAGGCCGCGTTATGTCCGGTGAATACATCGACGTATTGCACGGCGTCTTATGGGTACAAACCAAGTTTGAAGGCGATCTCGAAACTTTGCTTCAAAGCAACGGCAAGATTCCTTATGAACAAAGCGGTATCAACATGATTCTTGCCACTGGTACGCAAGTGCTGGAAGAAGCCCACGAACGCGGCATTATTCGCACCAACGAAACCAATGGCAAGGCCGATTACACCATCACCGCAACCCCACGGAGCGAGCAATCTATGCAAGATTTAAGCGACCGTCATTACGGTGGTTTGTCATTCCGCTACCACGTCCAAGGTGCTATTCACACCATCACTGTTAACGGCATCGTCGACAGTGACACGATCATGCAATAGAGAGGAGGTTAGCAAATGGCAAATTTTAACTCAGCGCAAACCGGTGTGATGGCCACTTATAAGGCCGTCGATACCACTGTAATGGTCAATGGTAAGCAAATTTTCGGTTACGGCGAAGACACTATGTTCACGGCTTCATACGATAACGACACCGTTACCATACAACAAGACCCACAAGGCACTGGCGTTGCCTCCGAAAACGCTAAGACTGGCGCAACTATCACTCTTAACATTTCTGAAAGTTCACCAGTTAACAGCTTCTTGAATGACCTAGCAAGTACCAACAACTTCCCAGTGGACATTGTTACAACTACTAACCATATCCACGCCGTACACTGCTACATCCAAAAGAAGCCGGACATCCAAGGTGCAGCAACCGCTTCAAACCGTGCATGGGTCATTAAGGCCATCAACATGGACGACACCCCATTGGTGTCCTAATTAATCACTAATTTCGTCAAGGCCTACTATGGTCGATCTTAAAAAAGGAGAACTTAATTATGGCAGAAAATAATAACAAACCAGAAATTTTAAATGAAGATGAAAATGCCAAGAAGGCCCTTGCAGCTCATAAGCAACAAACCGAAAACGCTAAGAGCGCTAAGTCTTCAACAATCGAAAACATGCTCGGCAAGACCAAAGTAATCAAGATCGGTGAAGGCACTGATCACGGTTATTCTTTGACATTGCGTTATCCGGGCGTTGCTCGTGCTATGCAAATCGAAGACATCGCGAGCGGTGCAAATGCTTATAAGACAATTGCAGTAAGTCTTTTCATGGAAGAAGTAATCAAGGACGTTATTGTTAGTCCCAAAATTAGTTCACTTGACTTTTGGAATAACCATGTGGGCCTTGCCGAAGTTTTCGATCAAACTTTGTCTTTTCTTGAAGCAGGAATCAACGGCGACCTTAAATAAGAGTCAATTTGACGCAAGGGTAAACGCATTAGAGTTACCTGTATGGCTCGTGCTTCATGGTGTCCCGCTAGAATTAGTGGACCACGCCACCTACGACTCGCTAACTGTATTAGCCGAGATCGTAAACAGGAACATTAAACAACAAGTAAATATTGACGCCAACGCCACCAATATGGGCGTTTGGGGTACTAAAGATAAATAAGTGAGGTGAGACATCGGCAAAGTAAAGCTGGTGTTTTTTATTTTGCCGAAATTTCAAAGAAAGGAGTGGTAAATAATGACAGATACGCACGAAGGGCTAAGCCTTAATCTTAAAGCCGATTATAAGCAGGTTAACGAAGCCACGGCGGCAGTTAACACGCTTTACAAACGGTTTGAAAAGGTCAAGGCACTCGGACAGGACTGGAAAATACCCCCACACCTGCCGGAAGAAATCAACCACGTAAGTACTGTTACCGCTTCATATATCCAGAGATTGCAGTCGGAGGGTAAGACCTACCAAGCCAACAAAGCGCAGGTCGAAGCCTATCGGAGTGCTGTCAAAACACTCACTAATCAACAAGAAAAGCTAGAGCAAAGCTTAAATAAAATTGCTGAAACATCCGGCAAGACTAGCGAAGAATATAGAGCGCAGCAAATTCTAGTTAACAAAAATGCGACTGAAATTAACCGCTTTAAATCAAGTATCAATAGTCTTAACGATGAAATGCGCAGGTCTAACCCCACCTTTATGGACAAGGTTAGATCGAAGCTCACAGCAACTAACACCGAAGCAGAAAAGACTCACTCGCTTTTTAAATCAATGTTTGCCGCAAATATCGCGACAAACGCCGTAACCAGTGGCTTTAATATTGTAAGAAATCACCTTGGTGGCATGATACGGTCAGCTCATGAATACAACATTCAGCAACAGACCATGGACGCCACTTGGTTAACTCTTACTGGACACGCAAACAAAGGGAAGGCCATGGTCGAGCAAATCGACAACATGGCGGCAGCGGCTCAGAATGACACCCACATGGTCGACACACTGAGTCAAAAATTCTATGCGATTAACAAATCGCCGGAACAAACCGCCAAGTTAACCAAGTCTATCCTTACTTTGCAGGATGCCTTTGGTAAGACTGACCCCGAAGTGGAAAACTTCGCAACTCAGTTCTCGCAGATGATGGCGAACCAGAAAGTGTCCGCACAGGACATGCTCTCATTCGTTAACGTCTTCCCAGAATACCGCTTGGAATTGTTAAAGACCGAGCAACAACAAACGCATAATAGTAAGCTGACAATGAAGCAGTTTAATAAGCTCATGTCGGCCGGCAAGATTAGCTCAAAGATGGCAATTGACACCTTGGAGCGGATGAGCAACAAATACAAGAACGCAACCGACAACTTCACTAAGACCATTCCGGGCATGATTCGGACGGTCAAATCACAAGTGCCAAGGTTGGTTTCTGCATTTGACGAGCCATTCACTAAGATGGAAAACCCGCTTATTAAGCAGGTGAGCGACTGGGCTACATCAAAAGAGACCGAAAAAGCGTTTGGACGGCTAGGTAAGACGGTTTCAACCGGCTTCAACCGTGTTATGACCCATACCTTCACGGTCGGGCAGAAAAGGCCGAAGCCATTAACACGTGCTAAGTGTGCGCAAATGGATAGGTTCTTGGCTGCTAATGCTTATAGCGGACAGTTGCCGAAAAACCAGCTTCAAAAGGTCATGCGAGAGTTGCCGAAATCAGAGCGAAATAGCATTTCCATTCTTAACAGGAAACTACCGCATTCAGTCTTAGAACCGGTTATGAATGGCAATAAGTCATCAAAGCCGGGCACATTGGCAGGCGTTGGCAATGAGCATCTTAAAAAGCAACTGTCGTACTACCAAGGACTAGTCAAGGCAGAGAAGAGCTATAGAGCTGGTCAAAACAAGACCGTGACCTTGACGGATATCTTAAATAAGGGTATCGACAAGCTAAATCACGGACTAGGGCAGCTATTCAACTACCTATCCAAGCATGGCAAGGATATTAAGGACATTGGCAAGAGCCTATTCTCAATCACGGGTACAATCGCTCGTGGCGTGTGGAAGGACTTTTCAGCAATTGCAATTAACATAGGTAAATCGCTCGGACTGATCGGTAAAAATGCCGACAAGAACGGCGGTAGCCTGCACGCAATCGCAGAGATGTTAAACAACATTGCGAAAAACAAGAGTGCTTTAAAGAAGGTATCCGACATTATTGTCGCTATCAGTGCCGCTAAGCTATTCAAGCAGACAAGTACGCCATTTATCGGACTTGCCAAAGGCAGCTATAAAGCATTTTTGCGTGTTCGTGGCTTAGCTCGTGGACTCAAAGGAGTTAACGACGCTGCCAAGCTCTCAAAGATGGGCGATATCGAAAAGACCTTCTTTAATATCGGTTCCAATGCTCGTAAAGCTGCCGGTAGTGTTAAGGACTTTGCCAAGAACTTTAAGTCACTTAGCAACCTTAAAAAGTTTGGTAAGGGCCTATTTAGCGCTAAGGGTGGCGCTGGCAAGCTTAGTGGCTTGTTACAGTCCGCCCACTCTGCTAAGGGCTTTAAAAACTTATCAACAGCTGGTAAATGGGGCACTGGCTTAGCTGCTGCTGGCGTAGCAGTTGACGCAGGTGCAAGTCTGATTGATGCGGTCAAGAACCGGCACTCGGCTACTAAACGCTCTAAAGCAATTGGTAAGTCGATAGGGTCGGCACTTGGTGGCGGTATCGGTTTATGGTTCGGCGGTCCACTGGGTGCCGCATTAGGCGCTAAGATTGGTGGAATCGTCGGCAAATGGGGCGGTTCTGCTGTCAACAAATTTACAAAGGGTTGGCAACGTAAGAAACCGCCAAAGAAATTCTGGTCACTGGCTAACCTTGGATGGTCTGCTCACTCAATGTGGAACGGTTTTACGTCAAGCGTTGGCAAAACAATTAATTGGTTTAAGAAGCATTGGCAAGTTGTCGGTAGCTTCCTATTACACCCGTTTGCGACAGGCTTTGGACTACTTTACAAGTATAATAAAGGCTTCCACAAGTGGATCGATGGTTTAACCGGATACTTCCGAAAGAAATTTGCGCCGCTCTCTGATTGGTTCCATGATCACATCGCAAAACCAATCGGAGATATTTCGGGCAAAGTAGCCGACTTCTTCACGGGTGGCCACGGTAGCAAGGGTGGCAGCAAGCGTGCTAAAGCCCATGCTCGTGGCGGCTTGATGACTAGCACTCACGGTGCATTAGTTGGTGAAGCAGGCCCCGAACTTGCATACAAGCCATACGCTAACCACGTACGGCTATTAGGTGCAAACGGCCCACAATTTGCCAAGGTTCACGCGGGCGAAAAAATCTTAAACGCACGTGATACGCACAAAGTTATGACTGGCGGGCTTGGCCGTGGCTTAGTCCTTAAGGGTTACGCAAACGGCAACACAGGTCTTGCTAAAACAACTAAGAACGTCTCACGCGATTACAAGAAGATTAATAAGACGTCCACTAGTCAACTAAATTCTTTGTCTAAGGAGAGTAAGCAGACGTGGAGTGGAATTACAAGCCACACCACTAAGCAAGCTGAGAAGACCCGAAAAGCAGCAATTAGCAAGTACACAAGTATGCGTAAGGGCGTCCACAAGCAAATGGACGCAATGCACGACGGTGTAATCAGTCTTGCCGGTACGACTGCAAAGGGGTTCGGCAAAGAATTAGACCACATGACCAAGTACGCGCATAGCGCAATGAGTGACACCATCGGACAGATTAACGGCGGTATCCGTGGCATTGACAAGGTTTTAGGCCAATTTGGTGGTAACACCAGCGTCATTAAGCCGGTCAAGTTTGCTAAGGGTACCGACGCCAACGGCCGACTCACTCAAAGCACCTATGCGATGGTTAACGACGCTACAAACGGCCCACGACAAGAAGCCCTCATATCTGATAAGAACGAGGTCTTCATGCCACAAGGTCGCAACGTCCGTATGGTTATCCCGAAGGGTTGGGGCGTCCTTAATGGCACTCAGACCAAGCAAGCAGGCTTAACACACTTTGCGAAGGGTTCCGGCATCGGTCACAACCAACTTAAAAAGATCGCTGAGAGAGCGGGCAATAACCCTGCTAAGAGCTTTGCGGAGATGTACTCGAAATTCATTAAGCCTGCCGGCGCAGACTTAAAAGAGGGTGCAGAATCACTCGCAAAGAACGCGTCTACGCACTACGGTAACCCATGGAGTGGTGCTATGTGGTCCGTTATCAACAACGCTATTAACGATGGTGGCGGAGCTACTGGTAAAGCGTCCGGCTTGCTGAAAGCCGTAGAAAAGAACGGTGAAGGCCATAGATATGTATGGGGTGCGGAAGGTCCGAACACGTTTGATTGTTCCGGACTTGTTAAGTACACCCTAGAACACGACTTTGGCATTGATTACCCACACTTTTCCGGTTCTCAATACTCACGTACGCAACATATCTCAAAGAGCGAGGCGCGTATGGGCGACCTTGTTTTCTGGGGTGCAGGTGGTAGTGAACACGTCGGTGTTTATGCTGGCGGTAATAAATACTTCTCTGCACAGTCACCAGCACAAGGTATTCATATGAACACCTTAGCGTCTGTACGCAATGAAGGTGCGCCGATGTTTGGGCGCGTCAAGGGCTTGAAAGCCCCAAAGGCAGCCGCAAAGAAGGCTAAGAGACCTGACAGTCGGTTAACCGCACTTGCTAAGCGTGAGCTTGGTCCGTCTGCTTTGAAATGGATAAAGGACAACCTCGGCGATACTGCCGGCGGCTCATTTGGTAACCCTGCCGGTGACGGTGTACAACGCTGGAAGCCATTGGTAAAGAAAGCCCTCGGCGTCTTGAATTTGTCAACCTCGCCAAGTATGGTTAGCCGCGTTCTCGCACAAATCGCAACGGAATCAAGCGGTAACCCTAAAGCGATGGGTGGTACCGATGGTTTAAGCGACGGACACGCCGAAGGTTTAATGCAAGTTAAGCCGCCAACGTTTAACGCGTATAAGCTGAAAGGCCATGGCAACATTTGGAACGGCTACGACAACATGCTGGCTGGTTTAAACTACGCCAAACACCGTTATGGCCAGTCGCTCTACTACCTTGGCCAAGGCCATGGGTACGCTAAGGGTGGCAAGCCTAAGGCACATACACCGTTTATTGCTGGCGAACAAGGTCCCGAACTGATCACCGCCGACGGTCCAGTCAAGGTCGACACCCACGAACAAACCAAGCGTAAGTTTGCTGAGTTGGGCGACTTGATCAAACCGCCAAAGGTGCATAAGGGCGGCAGCGGTAAACCACAATTGCCGCCAATCAATATCAATATTAACGGGCCTATTTCTAGCGAAAAGGACGCTAACAAGGTGGCACAAATCGTTAAACGTGAGCTTGCTACGGTGCTTGAAAACATCGGCGACGAGTTCGGCGGCGACCCAACCGTTTACTAGAAAGAAGGTTAGATTATGCCTAAAAAGCACAAGAAGCCCGAAGTGTGGACGGTCAAGGGGCGCTCCCGTGTGAAGGACAACTGGAAAATCGTCCAGCCCAAATCGGAAAACGCCGTAACCAAAGCTAAGAAGGCCTACAACAAGGCAGAAACAGCTTATAAAAAGGCCAACAAAGCTTATAACTCGGTTAACAAGTCCACAGACAAGGCTCTGAAAGCATTTAAAAAACTAAAAAGTAACAAGAAAACTAAAAAAGCGGCCTTAAACAAGGCCGAAAAGAAATACAAGGACTGGAAGAAGCGAGCAGCTTCCAGCAAAAAGAAGCGCAATCGTGCTAAGGATAAGAGAGACAGCGCGAAAGCTAAGCTCAAAAAGGTGACCGCCAAGCAAGATAAGGCCAACGAGGCCAAGATCGCGAGTGCGATCACTGAACACAACAAACAATGGAACAACGAAGGCCACATGGCAATTTACCCAACCGGCGGAGCTGGCGGGGCTGCTAATGTGGTCTTTTTTGCACCAGTAAATAACGAAAGCGAAAGTAATAGTTCAAATATCACGTCGTGGCCAGTCGACAAGGGCGCACCACGGTCAAGCTATGCCCGCGTATCAAGCAAGACAGTAGAAATTGACGGTCTATTGAGTGATACGGATGCGGGTACAGCGCATGATAAGTGGGTCAAATTACGCGGATGGCACAGCAGTCACCGCGAGCTGACTTTTAAAGGTGATATCTACTACAAACACTTGCTAATCAGTCAATTAAACCGGCAATTTACCGGCTATAAGAACACTATGCAAGTATCGATTACTTTCACCTTCGTACGTGCCGCTCAGATCACGACTTCCAGCGGTAAGAAGACGCATAAGAAGGCTTCAAAGTCTCACAAGACAGTGGCCGGAAAGCGCAGCAAGAAGTACACGAAAGTCACGATTAGACGGGGCGACACGCTTTGGAAATACTCACAAAAGTATGGCAAGTCGGTTAGCTGGCTGAAAAAGGTTAACCACCTGAAAAGCTCAACTATCATAGCTGGCAAGCCGTTGAGAGTTAAGTAGGAGGTGGCCGTATGAGACAGCATTTACCGGTGGATGTCGAAAACCTACCGGATATATATGACATCAAATTAGCGGGCACTAACTATACATTGCGTCTCGACTATAACCCTATAGCCGATTATTACACCTGTACGATCATTCTTGACGGCGAGGTGCTATTAGAGCAGGAACCGCTAATTCTCAATCAACTCGTGGGTATTGATATACCAGATGACCGGCTGCCGGCCGTTGACTTGCGAGTCATGGACGAAACGGGCAATGCAGTTAGTCAAGGAAAGGGCGAGTTTGGCGACAACGTCAAGATTTATCTTGATGTGATCGACCCCAACGGCTCGGAAGATGTTGACCCATCACGTAAGCCGCTCGGATACGATCCGGACGAACCCGACGACGACACAACCGACGAGGAGGTCTCTTATTAATGGCTATTACTACTAAGGACCCGCACGCCTGGTTTGTTGCGACTAACGATGCCGGCGAAACACAAACTGTTTATAACAACGAACGCTATGAACATGACTATCCGTTTGGCTTTGAAGTTAATTTTGCGGATATCGCCAGCCCACAACAAAACACGGTGACCTTATACAACATGAGTAAGGAACACCGCGAGTTTTATCAAAAGAAGCAGCATTGTTATGTGGCTTTTAACTGGGGCAAAGACAAAAAAATCTTAGCCGAGGGTTATATCACAAAGATTGACGTTAACCAGTCCGACGGGGTCACGGATACGCTTGTAATCACCTTTACGGAAGGCACCGATTACAACAATATCCAGGCTCGTAAGCTCAAAGTTACGAAGAAAAAAGCGGTTAACAAGTATAAGCATATTACTAAGACCGAGACATATAAGACAGGCAAGAAAAAGGGACAAAAGCATGAGGTAAAGCACCGTGTAAAGTATCGCGGCACTAAGACCGTGCGAGCAAACAAGACTTTTCGCAAAGGTACTGATTACAAGACGATTATCAAGGGTATTGCAAGCCAAGCTGGTATCAAGATAACCAGTATTGACTTAGCAGAAAACCCAAAAATGAAACGTCCGTACACCGCCCACGGGAAGCCGTTGACCTTGCTTAAAAAGCTTGTTCCTAAAACCAAGTCAAAGATGGTTTATATCGGTGGCAAGCTTGAAATTGTTAACCCTAAATCAAATAAGCGTACGTGGTACGGAATCGACGACCAAGACCTTGTCCAGCCGCCATCTTACAACGAAGACGGCAGTGACGACGAGGACGGCGGCACATGGGAAATCACTATCCCGCTCGTGCCGGATATCACGACCAACGTCGGGATCTTAATGGAATCGAAATATCTCAAAGGTAAGTACTACGTAAAAAGCGGACAGCACACGTTTGACGGCGAGAACCCGCAAACGCAGTGCAGTTTAAGTGCGATATAAGGAGGTGGGCTAGATGAGTCAATCACAGAACGAAGAACGCAAGGCATGGTTTAAAGGTATGCGCAAACTAAAATTTGGCATTCAAAGCGAGATGCGTTCAGCATTTATTGCCAAAGTTATTAAGTACGATAAAAAGAAGCATTTAGCAGATATACAACCGCTAGTCAACTTCTCAGATGGTACAGAACAAGCACAGCTCTTAGACGTGCCTGTGGCTGAAAATTGCTACATTATCGACGAAATATTGGAGCGATTCAAGCCTGACTACCAGGCAACCGACACCAACTCAAAGATACCCGCACACGATCATTCAAACTTTGTTCCGCATTATCGTAAGAAACCGTTTATGCGTGCCGGCGTTCCGGTTGTGGCGGTTATCTTAGATCGTGACAACGACAATTGGAGCGGCGGTCGCTCGGTTGATACGTTTACACCTGAAACAAACAGGCTACACGACATCAATGACGCGGTCGTAATCGGTGTGTTAGGTGGTGATGCGATTAATGGCTAAAGACTTTGCAATCACTTTTAACGGTGATCTGATCATCGATAAAAATACACACGACTTTGCCATGATCGACGGCGTCGATGAGGTAGCACAACGCATACGTGCGACGCTACTGATCAGATACGGCGAGATGCCGAACTTGGCACCCGAACAAGGTTCAGACTATAGCAACTTTATCGGCAAGAACTTTAATCCCGACTTAGCCCGTGCAGATATGCGAGCAACGATCGAAGCAAACGTGCCGGAAGTTGAAACGCTCGACAGCATTGAATTTGAAAAGCTGCCCGAACGTGGTCTAGCCGTGCATTTTAAAGCAACCGTCAATTTAGACGGCAACACAGAAACAGCGGAAGGAGGCTTTGAACTTGGCGATTAACTTTGGTTTAACTAGTCGTGGTTTTAGCGCACCATCTTACGACGAGCTGCTCGACAGTGTCGAGAGCGACTTCGTCGACCGGTGGGGCGAGGACTTAGTGCTTACCAGTAACTCAAATGCGGGTATTATCGCGCGTATTAGTGCGTGGCGTGAGTACCTGTTAATTAAGGAATTAGAGCGAGACTATTTCAGCGCGTTTATTTCAACTGCTACGGATAGCTCGCTCGACCGGCTAGGCGCTAACATCGACTTACCCCGCAAGGTGGCTAGACACTCGCACGCAGATATCGTTATCCAAACAGATGGCGAGTACCTCATTGAAGAGGGTGAAGGCTTTGAAACTCCCGACGGTGTGACCTTTACCTTAACTGGCGACGTGATCACGTCGCAGGACAGCGACGGCAACTGGACGGGCATTGGTGAAGTTGAAAGTGACGAAAAGGGTGTATACAACAACGTGGACGCTAATACAATCACGCTAGTATCAAACCCCGACGAAAATATCTTATCCGTTACTAACCCGAAAAAGGCAGAGGACGGACAGGACTACGAAGAGGACCCAGCATACAGAGCGCGTTTAATCCTGGAAAACGCACACCGTCCGGGTCCCACGGCTGCCGGTATTAAATCGGCACTCATGAACCTGCCGGGCGTGCGTGACGTTAATCCTATTGAAAACCCAGACGCAGACGTGGACAAATACGGTAACCCACCGTACTCAGTCCACGTTTTTGTTTTGGGCGGTCGCGATGAAGATATCGCCAATTGCTTGGTTAACCACATTGCCGCCGGCATCGCTCTTGTGGGTAAGACCATGCTAAAGGTGACCGACGCAACCGGCAATAAACGTGCGATTTATTTTGACCATGCGGTTGACAAGCAGGTATATGTCAAAGTTAACCTCACAACCAACGAGCGCTGGAATGAGGATACGGGCGTACAGCAAGTCAAGGACGCCATTCGTGAAAAAATCAATAATTTAAAAATGGGTAAGGCCGTGCATTTAACGCGACTCTATCCCGAGGTTTACCACATTGATGGCGTGGAAGATTGTCAAATAGCCATCGGTACGGCCAAAGATCAACTCTTAGACAAAGATATTCTTACAAAAGAGTATGAAGACCCGACCACAAGCGATGACGACATCGAGGTGAATATCTATGGCCTATGAGACAACCCCGCAATTAATGGCGGAGGTATCCGAGTACTGGCGTAAGCGTCCCGGGTCTAACTTCTATAACTTGGTCGACATCTTTAATAAACCGCTAGAGCGGATAAGTGACCAAGGATATAAGGTTATGCGCTGGCGTGGAATTAACGACGCTAAGGGCAAGACACTAGACCTCATAGGGCACGATATTGAGACGTACCGACCAAGCGACGACGACGAGCTTTATAAATTTATGATCAGATTGATGAAGCTGGCCAGTCGGGCACAAGGTACCATACCGTCAATTATCAAGATTACAAGTTATGCCATCGAACATAATGGTGGCTTTAAAATTTGGAAAACCGGCCCACCACGGCACATTGGTATCCAAATACCATGGGACTATGTTCAGCGATGGCCAATTGAAAAATTCTTGCTTGAAAACTTGCAGCACATGTTAGCACTAGGTTACTGGCTTGATGGAATCGTATTTTTCACACGGGCAGAGTTGCCGCTATATGTGGGCGTAGGCAATCAAGACAAAACAACCGATAAGCAAGAGTCCGGGCTGGTCTGGTGGACCGGCTGGAAGGCAAAGGCTACACGAGACCTGTACCGCGCTGGCGTGGCGAGTTATCAGTACACGACAACTCAAAGCGCCGGCGTGACTTGGTGGACTGGCTGGTCTGCCAAGTCGGCATTTGCGCCACATATAAGTGTGATCGGTCGTATCCGGTCCACGGAAGTGACCAAATCGGAAGCCCTATGGACTACCGGCGTTAAAGAGACTATCCACGCCGGCCTGACCATCGGCAGCAAAACAATCACAACAACTACTCAATCGTTAACGACTGAGTAGTTTTTTTATGCAAAGAAAGGAGTAAGAAATGGCAGACGGAAACGACAAGCCTACAGGGTTCAAGCCTAAGTTCTGGCCTAAAGCCATCTTGACCAACGACGGTCGTCACGCTTTTTTGCAATCTGTGGCAAGTAACCACGTACTGCACTACACCCGCGTGACCCTGTCCAGTCAAAAGATGGTCGACGGTCAAGGCAATACGTTAGACAACGAAGCGATATCAACCCTTACCGGCCTTAGTGATGACCTCAAAGAAGGCACCATGCAATTGACGCCGGTCGTTGACAATCACTTTGCGGTAACGGCTGACTTTGATAACAAGAATGTGCCAGACGATATCGAGTTTAGCTCCATCGGCTGGTATGGCCGCATTGACACTGTAGACCCAGATGACCACGACAAGGTCACCGAAACTGGTAAAGAGGTCTTAATTGCGGTACTGCCGACAACTAAGGAACATGAAGTCTTAGCAGCCGGCGCACCTGACCACCGCTCGACCCAAGTGATCTCTGCACAACTAGACTTTACAATTTCGGACGCGGCAAACGTCAACATGACAGTCAACGAAATTGGATACGTCACAAGAGCCGAGCTTAACAGCTGGGAAGTAGATATGGAGGGCAAGATCAACAAGGAACTTGAAGATCAAGCCAAGAACCTAACTATTGAACTGGACGGCAAGGACGCAACCAAGCCGGACGAGAACCACGTTATTAACCTCCCTACGTATGATAAGACCACCATCGATAAGATGATGGCCAGCGCTGGTAAAGGTGCTGGTATCCACAGCGTGCAAGGCGTTGCACCTAATAGCGACGGTAATGTTGACTTATCCGGCGTATTCTACGCTAAGGAAGACGTCGACAGGCTTATCAATGCGCAGAAAGACCGTATTGATAGTCTTACGGGCGAAAACGGCAGTAAAACGAACCAAATTCAAGACCTCAATACGCAAATTACAGGGCTTAATAACCAGTTAAATGACCTGTTAAACCGCGTAAAGTTTCTTGAAGAGAATGCGGTCATGGGCAAGCGGTTTGCTAAGGCTGACGAAGCAGCAGCGGAAGCATGGGAAAAGGACCACCCAACATATATTGCCTTTATTAGTGACAAGTAGGAGGTGACTAGATGAGTCAAATCAGAGACCCAGCATACATTACAAATGCGGGTAAGACGATGATGACCGCCGGTGGTGACGTAACGTATACCAAGGCGGTATTGTACGGCCAGGATATTAGTCACCTGCGCGATGATCAGATACAAGCCTTAACTGCAATCGGTAACCCACTGCGAGAGGTCAAGGTCGGCATTGCTGACAAGCAAAGCAACGACAAGTCAACCACAGTTATCCTGGAAGCGACCTTTCAGAATAGTAATTTAGCGGAAGACTTACCGTTTACTGCCGTGGGCTTCTTTGCTAAACGTGGAGAAGACCAAGAACAACTAATTGCGGTTGGTGTGGCCAATGCAGGTGCGTTCCTAGCGGCAACAGGTCCCGACGGTGTGGCTACCGATGCAATTGACCTTAAATTGGCCATTGCTATTGGTGACGCAACCAACGTGATGGCAACAATTGACCCCGCAGGGTCGGTAACGCCCACCACGTTAAACGGCGCTATCAGTGACGCTAAGCAGGAACTATCCGAGCAGATAGACACCAAAGCCGATAAGGCAACGGTAGACGATGCAATCGCCAAGATTGACTTTACACCGTACGCAAAAACAGTGGACGTAGACACAGCTCTCGCTACGAAGGCAGATAAGGACGCAGTAGACGCTGAATTAGCAACCAAGGCGGACACAACCGCGCTTGCTGACTACGACAAAACCACGGACGTCGACAGCAAAATTAAGACCGTTACTGATCTCGCTAACTCAAAAGTGGGTAGCGACTACAGTTACTCAAAGGCCGAGCTAGACAAAAAGCTGCTTGCTTTGTCTACAGACACAGGCGGCAAGGTTGACGCTAACGTTTTTACACAAATGCTAGACAGCAAGGCAGACAAGGCGGCTTTAGATAGTGCTAAGACAGACCTAAACAATGCTATTAATACCAAGGCTAATGCGTTGGATGTTTACACCAAAGATCAAACAGATAGCAAGATAAGCGCTATTGACTTTGGGAAGATCAAATTTCGTAAGCAGTTTCTAGACTACAAAGGGGAAAAGATTGACAAGACGTGGAATGCTACCAAGAACGATGATGGCACTTACACGATTAACCTTTTCGACGATGACTGGACAGCAGCAAAGCTGTTTGACGTGATCAATCAAGCTAACAGCTTATCCAGCAGCAAAGCCGACAAGACCGCAGTAGCTAGTCAAGTGCAGGACGCGAAGAACACTGTGCAGTCTAACTTAGATGAGGCTAAGAATAACCTAAACGGTGCAATTAGCAATCTCAACAATGGCAAGCTTAATTTTAAAAACGTGTCTGACGGCTACGACCTATTAAGTGACGACAGCTTTTGGGGCGTTATCGAAGTCAATA